TTGACGACGTCAAATTGTATACCAGCTTTTGTTAGCTCGTGTTGGAGTATTTTATACTCCCGACCTTTCACACGGATTTTAATATTCCTTGGACTGCAGAGAAGACTCGCTGCCTCAATGAGATAGCGATGTTCTCCCCCGGTAAGGATATTGTCCTCTTGGCATTGATCAATGATCCCCTTTAGCAGCGCAAACGACACGTCGTGTTCCGCCCTATCGGTTGCCGAGGTCATGTCCGAAGTGGATATGTACTCTTCTTCCTTATAAGCACCCTTCTCAAGGTTGTCTTGGAAGGCTTTTGAGAACCTCCACAGTCCCGCTGTATCTTTAAGTCCGACATTGCATGCAGGTATTAACGCCATAAGCGCTGTTAATCTGTGCGCCGCCGGTGAGAGGAAGGTATTTAACCAACCCTCTCCTGACGTGACGGGTCTGATCTTAAGACCAGGTTCGGAAATTATCGAGACTTTCCCTGTTGGGTAGGTTGTGGGATCTTCCCATTTGAACCTACTCTTCCAGCTGTCATGACAGGTCTTTGACCACATGAACAGAAGTCTTCCGAGGCGGGCATCTATGCCCTTAGCAAACCCAACTTCTCCGTCCAGATACGGAGGGAGGATACACTCTGTGTATCTGCCTTCTAAAGGCTCGTCGGTATATGCTACCTCCCAGACTTGGTAATCCTTGTATTCGTATGTACAAACGATGTTGCCCAATGGGTCGATAAGATCGCCCCGTTCGTTCATCGTTATGCCTTCTATCTCGCAAACCGAGCTTTTCATGAAAATCTCGAATTCGTTGGATAGCAAGGCCCACTTCCCTCCTTGTTCCCTGGTGTACTCCACGCAGGAAGACGAGGTTAGGGAGGTGTGGTACGTATTTTCAAGCCGCTTTCTAAGATCGGGATCTCTACCTTCACCCTTAGTAAGGTTGATGTAGATGTCTCGCCCGACAATTTTGCCGAGTTGAAGGGCTTTCTCATAATAATTCTGTCGCCAGGCATGAAGCCCCTTTGGGATTTCATCCATGTCCTCCTTCCACGCGAAGTGGGGTACGCGGTACACTGGTCCTCGAACATGTTCGGGCGCCTGGGTGACTGGCCGATCGGAATTCATGAGACCGACCGCATAGTCAGCGATCTTATTGTATTTTGTAATGCCGGTGGCTGGGGGTAGGTACCTTGTCTGTGTAAGACACGATAAGTACCATACCTGATCCAGGGGATCCATTGGGCAGAGCTTATGAATCTCATATATGAGTTCGAATAGCTCCACATTGGTTCCGCTGAGCCGGTCTCTGTTTAGATCCTGGGTCTCCGTGAGATCTGCAGGAGGAAACAGGGATCGGGTCACCTGATTATTAGCTATCAGATTTCCTAAGGCAGCCGAGACTTTCTTCCATCTAGAAAGAGCAGTGTCGGTTCCATCGAGGAAACATCTTTGCGTCAGCCATAGAGCTATCTTAGTAAGATGGCCTTTTGGGACAAGGTCCCCATAGGTCATGTAGACTGAGACCAAGACGCCTCTAATACCGATAACGGCTCGCGAATCGCGGCTCGTGCAGATTTCCTCTACAAGAGCGTTCTCCACGTGGCCCATCCGCGGTACTGAGTACTTATCTTGGAAAAGTTTTCTCAGCCACTTAGCTCTGGAACGAAAGATCTTCTTGAGAGGCGCCATGCGCCCTCTTGAGCTGAATTTCTGAACAGTGAGTGGACTCATCTCCTTGAGATAGCCTTTATACTCCTGGAAATTACCTGGCATGCCACGTACTAACTCCATTGGTTCAAGCGGTACTATTTCTAAACATAGTAACTCATCTCTGCGTGCAATTTCTGTA